CTGATCACGTACCATGATTCAATCTTCTGTGCATGAAAGTGCATAGAGAACATTGATCCTGTATCAAAATGAAGAAACTTTGAGCAATACTTATCATTGGTGATCCAGATTTCTTCATGACCCCAGCCCTTTTTAACTTTACCCTCGAGGCGCATTTAACTTCTCCAATATGTTTGTTGTTGAGAACCCTTCTACATAAGGAACAATCACAACTTTCGCTAATTCATTTCCAATCACTTGGTCAGGCTTGTAATCTCCACCTTTGACTATGATATCTGGCTTAATAGAATTGATTAGATTAATAGGCGTATCTTCATCAAAAACATAAATCTTATCTGCAATACCAAGACGAGTAAGCGCCTGCAACCTTTCAGCTTGATTAAACACTGGTCTATCACTACCTTTAAGTCTTTTAATCGACTTATCAGAGTTAAGACCAATTATGAGTTTTGTTCCAAGAGCTTTTGCTTGCTGTAGATAGATAACGTGTCCTGGATGAAGAATATCGAAACAACCGTTAGTAAATACTACAGTCTCGAGATCTTCTTGATTAAGCACGTATGTACCAACGTGTTCTACAGACTTAGTCGCACCACGTACAGCAAGGTCTAAGCATATTGCATGATCGTATCGTTTAGTCAAACCGTATACAAATGCTGCAAGGAAACAATCGCCGGCTCCAGTCACATCGTTCACATCTACTCTTTGTACAGGTACATTGTATAGAGTTTTATGAATCCAGGCAACAACTTCTTTATCTGCAGCTGTTCTTATTATGTTACCTAACCACTTATCGAAACCATACTTATAGTATTCGTTTCCATTGGGTTTCACGAGCCAAGCGCCAGTGTAATTGTCGTACATTCTCTTTGGATCGACTATTACCTTACAACCGAATCCATTTATATGTTCGATTATACCGTAAGCCTCATCAAGAACACCTTTTGCATAATCACTTAAAACAACATACGTATACTGTGAGAAGTCTATTGCTTGAATTTGAGCAAGCACAGCGGAACCGTCTGTGATATAATCATCGTCAACTCGTGCTATATGAGTCGTATTGGATATCACACGGGTCTTTACACAACGTGGATTACTAAAGTCGAGAAGATCTACGTCTACACCTAGACTTTTTAGATTTTGATATAAATTTCCAGCTCCGCCCAGAGTCTCTTCAATTCGAGTCTGTTTCAATATTGGAATAGGAGCTTCTGGTGACAGTCTATCTGCAACACCATAAATATAGCGATCAATAATCACATCGCCAATGACACAAACTCTCATAGAATATGCACCTCATAATAACGTATATGCTTATTTATACGAGTATAAATATATTAGAACGCAAACGCAATAGGATAATGCCATGGCAATACCTGCAACACGATCAGAATTTAAAGAATATTGTTTACGTAAGTTAGGCAAGCCGGTAATTGAAATCAACGTTGATGATGATCAAGTAGAAGATCGTATCGACGAGTCACTTCGTTACTACTATGATTATCACTTTGACGGCTCTGAAAAAATCTATTACAAGCATCAAGTAACTGATCAAAATAAAATTGACAAGTACATTACACTACCAGAAAACGTGATTGGCGCTGTCAGAGTTTTTCCTATCGCAGATCCTATTGTTCGCTCAGACGATCTTTTCAACATTCGATATCAGATTGCGCTTAACGATATTTATACTCTTACTTCGGTATCAATGGTTCCATATTATATGGTTATGGAACATCTTGCGCTTATCTCAGAATTACTTGTTGGCCAACAGCCTATTCGTTTTTCAAGACATAAGAATAGATTACACGTTGATATGGATTGGGATAAAATTAGAGTAGGTGAATACTTACTTGTCGAAGCGTATGAAATTGTTGATCCTGCAACCTTTAGTGATGTTTGGGGTGATCGTTGGTTTCAAAATTATTGCGCAGCAAAGATCAAGTATCAGTGGGGAAGCAATCTTACGAAGTTTATTGGTATGTCAATGCCGGGTGGTGTACAATTCAACGGTGAACGAATTCTTGATGACGCTCAACGCGAAATTGAAATGATGGAAAATGAAATGATAAACAGTTATTCACTTCCCGTTTCAGACATGATCGGGTAAAAGACCCATTATGACAAATCTTTATTTCAATAATCAAAATAATTATCCAGAGCAAGACTTAATCGAGTCACTTGTCACTGAGACAATTTCAATTTATGGCTGGGATGTATATTACTGTCCAAGGGTTATTGCAAATAAAGATGAGATCTATTCAGAAGATACACTATCAACATACGATACAGCATACACACTTGATATGTATATTCGCAGTTATGATGCATACGAAGGTGACGGCACATTCTTATCGAAATTTAACCTTGAGATTCGTGACCAAATCACCTTCGTCGTGTCTCGTAGAATGTATGGATCAGAGATTTCAACTCAAGATGCAGCATTAACTCGTCCTCGTGAAGGAGATCTTATTTACGTTTCACAGATGAATCGTTTATTCGTCATCAAGTACGTAAATAACCAAGCAATATTCTATCAGATGGGTGCCTTACAGGTATGGGATCTTGTATGTGAAGTCTTTGAATATTCGAACGAAAGATTCAGTACTGGCATTCCAGAAATAGATGCAATCGAACCACGTTACAGTGTTTCAAATGTCTTTGCAAATACTGCATATGAACAAGCAATGAATGATGTATTCGCTACGAACCAAGAGTTCCAAGAAGCGGGTGCTGGTGTGATTGACTTCAGTCAAATTGATCCTTTTAGTGGTGGTACTGTTTAATGTTTAGTCAAACCTTCGGCCATAACTTACTTCGCAAGTATGTCATTTATTTTGGAACGATATTCAATAATATTTTTCTGCAGCGCTATGATTCAAATGATACACTAATACAACGTAGTAAGGTTCCGATCAACTATGGACCACGAGATAAGTTTCTTGCTCGTTCAGAAGGCAATCCAGATTTACAAAGGCCGATTGCAATTCAGCTTCCAAGGATGACGTTTGAGCTTGTTGGATTCGAGTATGATCCTACACGTAAGTTAAACTCGCTTAATAAGATTACTGTGGCTGCTGCAAATGGATACAAGTATCAGTATTCGCCAGTACCATATAATCTTACGTTTCAGCTATCAATCATGGCAAAGAACATACTCGATGGAACGTATATTATCGAGCAGATTATTCCATATTTTGCTCCAATGTGGCAAGCTACATTGAATGTCAATCCTGATCTTGGATTAAAGTATGATGTTCCACTCGTTTTAAATAACGTTGAGCAGCAAGATACTTACGAAGGTGTCTTTACTGAGAGACGAGCAATCATTTGGACTCTTACGTTTACGATGAGAGCTTGGTTTTTCGGACCTACATTTAATCCATCGACCGGAATCATTAAGAACATAGACGTAAATCTACGGACTCCTTTTCCAGGTGAGTCAGTTGAATCTGCAACAGCTAATACTTCTGCAACTCGATTTAATATCAATATTACACCCGGTGTTGGTGCGAGCAACAATGCAATCGATGCATCATACTATACGTATACATACGGAATAAACAATGTTACCGGTCAGTTTACTGTGACTGAAAAAATTCAAGATACACAGAATATTAATAACTTTGGATTTGTTCAATCTGCGAATAGTTCACAAATTGTTACATTAAGTCAAAGTGGAACTATCGAAGCAGGTGACACGATTAGAGGATTGCTTAGTAATGCAACTGCTAACGTTGCTTCAATTACGATTAGTCCTGTTTTACGCGCTTTTAATAGTATTCAGCCTGGAGAAGAATACGGTTTCATATATGATTTAACGGAATACCTATGACAAAAAGAATTGATCACGCATTAGGCCTTACGCCTTTGTCTATGACACTTTCAGTTGATTCTGGAAAAGAAAATCGTAACCTCGTAAATCAACAGCAGATAGATACGGATCTAGACACTTCTCGTGACAATTTGCATAACGCCTTAGAGATATCCAAGGAAGCGCTTACCGATCTTCTAATGATCGCCAGACAGTCACAGCATCCGCGAGCATATGAAGTACTGAATTCAATGGTTCGAACTTACTCAGATATTTCAATGAGCTTGCCTGATTATCAAATCAAAAAGCAAAAGCTTCAAATGAAATCTGCGGGTGATGATGACGGTCCAGCAAACATTACTAATAATCTATTTGTTGGATCAACTACAGAACTTCTTCAAATGATGAATAAGTTAAATAACAAAGAAGAAGACTAATGCTAGATTTTGAACGTGGTTACAATGGTAATCCGCTTCTTAAGAAAGCTAGAAAGCAACACAACTGGCCTCCAGAACAAGTCAAAGAGTGGATCAAGTGTTCACAAGATCCAGTTTATTTTGCCGAAAAATATTATAAGATCGTAAGTATTGATGAAGGCTTTATTACGATTAAGTTGTTTGACTTTCAAAAAGATATCATAAAGGCTATTACTGATCATCGTCGTGTTGCGGTGAACACGAGTCGTCAGGCTGGTAAGACTACTACTGCTGCAGTCGTCATTCTGCATTATATCTTATTTAACGAACATAAGCGTGTTGCTCTTCTCGCAAACAAAGGCGATTCAGCAAGAGAAATCCTTGAGCGTATCAAACAGGCGTATGAAGCACTCCCTGGATGGTTACAGCAAGGTGTTGTTACGTGGAATAAAGGAAGTATTTCGCTTGAAAATGGTTGTTCAGTTATTGCTGCTGCTACATCATCAAGTGCTATTCGTGGTAAGTCAGTCGCCATGCTCTATATCGATGAATCTGCATTCGTCGAAGGTTGGGAAGAGTTCTTTGCTTCTGTTTTCCCAACCATCTCATCTGGTAAAACAACTAAGCTTCTTTTTACATCGACTCCGAATGGATTGAACCATTATTACAAAATTTGTATGGGCGCGCAAGCAGATCCAGGTTCAGACGAATATAATGGATATCAATATATTGAAGTTCCATGGTGGAATGTTCCAGGAAGAGATGAAGAATGGAAGGTTGAAATCCTGCGCGGCATGGACTTTGATATGGAGAAGTTTTCCCAAGAATTCTGTTGTCAGTGGCTCGGTAGTTCTGGTACGCTTATTTCTGGTGCAATACTTAAGACTCTCGTAAATAGAACTGCAAAGTTTGAATCAGACGGCTTAAAGATATATGAAGAAAAGACTGGCAATCATAATTACGTAATCATCGCAGACGTATCAAGAGGTAAAGGTCTTGATTACTCAGCGTTTCACGTAATCGATGTGACAGAGATGCCGTATCGTCAGGTAGCGACTTATCGAAACAACATGGTGACACCTCTTGATTATTCGACTGTTATTCATACGATCAGTCGACAATATAACAACGCGTCTATTCTTGTTGAAATTAATGATATTGGTGCACAAGTTGCCGACTCATTGTTCTTTGATTACGAAAACGAATCGATTCTTTACACTGAAAACGCTGGAGCTCGAGGTAAACAAGTATCGATGGGTTTTGGTAAAGATATTTCTCGTGATCGCGGCATTCGAACTACAAAAACAGTAAAAGCAGTCGGGTGTTCAATACTTAAACTTATGATCGAGCAGCGTAAGCTTATCATTAATGATCATGAAACGATTCGTGAGCTTTCTACATTCTCAAGAAAGAACTCTTCATATGAAGCTGAACCCGGAAATCACGATGATTTGGTGATGGGTCTAGTATTATTTGCTTGGCTTTCAGATCAAAGATACTTTAAAGAACTTACTGATATTGAAACGCTAAAAGAATTAAGAGATATGACAAACGAACAAATCGAACAAACTCTGGTGCCGTTTGGATTTGCTAGTTTTGGCGAACATGATGATGATCAATCAGTTATTGATATAACCGATCATCGAAACATGGATCACTACTTTTTCTGATAAAGTACGAATTTTATAAATATTAGGACTAAACCTACATATTTAATGTTCCAAGGAGATTTAAATGACTGCACTAATTTCTGAATTTGGTTTAAGCCCTGGTATCAGTTTTACTGAAGTTGACTCGACTTCGTCGACACCTGCTGTAGATACAACTACAGGCGCTTTGGCTGGCGTATTTCGTTGGGGACCAGTAAATGATCCAGTTCTTATTACATCTGAAAATGATCTTGCAATAAGGTTTGGTAAACCAACAAATCTTAACGCTGAAACTTGGTTCAGTGCTGCAAACTTCTTAGCTTATTCAAACGCGCTTTATCTTGTTCGTGCTGCAAATACTGTAACACAATTTGCTGCTGTAGCAGGAAATACTGTTGCGGCCGCCGCAAACAATACCATATTTAATCTTGACGATTTTGCAACTAAACAAGCTACTCTATCGTCAAACTATGTTGCAAAATGGCCAGGCGCATTAGGTGATTCACTTAAGATTGCAGTTTGCGAAACAGCCAGTCAATTTAATTCTTCAATTAACCTACGCACTGCGCCTGAAGGCCGGGGACCAAATACGGGTGTAGTTAGTGCTATTACAGTGGTTACTCCAGGGAGACTTTATGCAAACACTGATACATTCGTAGTAACTGCTGGAGCTGGTGGTACAAATGCTACAGGCAACTTAGTTACAAACGGTACAGGAAATGTTGTTTCTGCATCAATCACTTCGGCTGGTAGCGGATTTACTTCAGCATCGCCTGCAGTCACTATTACAACTGCTAATGGTCTTAGTGCTGCGTTATCTACAACAATTAGTTTAACCACAATAGGCAGTCCTCTTTTTGATAATGCTAACACTAAGATTGCAATTGCAGTTGGCACAAGCAACGCTCTAGTGACACTATATGGTAATTCGCAATTAATGATTGGCGCAACACCTCTTCCTACTGCAACAGCAATTTCCGATTTAATTACGCTTGGTGATACAGTTGAAGTTCAATCTGCTAATGGAAATAAACAGCGCCTAAAGGTGCTTTCAAAGGGCTCAATCGCTGTAGCAAACGCCGCTGGTGTAAACAGCGGTATAGCAACATTCTCTATCACGTTTGATCAACCGCTTAAAGTTGAAGCTGACATTGATACAAATACAATCGTGCGTTTCTGGGAATATTCTTCACTCTTTGATGCTGCGCCTGGTAGATCAGCGTTTGTTACTGCAAACGGTAATACTGCACTACAGATTGCAAATTCTGCTGCACAGAATGATGAACTTCACATTGCAGTAATTGATGAAGATGGATTAATCAGTGGCACAATTGGTGGAGTTCTTGAAAGATATTCAGGAGTTTCAAGAGCAACAAACGCAAAAACTTCAGATGGTGCTACAAATTATTACAAAACCGTAATAAATGATAATTCATCTTATGTATGGGTTGGAACTGACCGTACAAACGCAGCATCAAACACTGCAGTAAATCTTGTCAGCGCAACAACCACAGCTCCAGCTGCACTATCATTTGTTGGTGGGGTTGATGAATCTGAAGCTGATGTTGCATTTAGCGCAATTGCTGCTGCATATGATAAATTTTCATCAGTAGAAAATATTGATGTAGCACTTATCATTTCAGGCAGATCAAGAGGTACAAATGGAGCTCAGCTAGCTAACTATCTAATCGATAATATTGCAGAAGTTCGTAAAGACTGTGTTGTATTCATCTCACCAGAAAAGTCTGATGTTGTTGGAACTAACTCATCAACTTCAGTAGCTCAAAACGTTGTAGATTTTAGAAATAACGTTCGCTCATCTTCTTATGCAGTACTTGATTCTGGTTATAAGTATCAGTATGATAAGTATAATGATGTATATCGTTACATCCCGCTTAACGCTGATATTGCTGGTCTTTGTGTAAGAACTGATGCTACTCGCGATCCTTGGTTCTCTCCAGCTGGTGTTAACAGAGGTTCGATCAGAAATGTAATTAAACTTCCATTCAATCCAAAGACATCTGAACGCGATCTTCTTTATAAGAATGGTATCAACCCTGTGATCACACAGCAAGGAATTGGAACTATTCTATTTGGAGATAAAACTCTTCTTGCAACACCTTCGGCATTTGATCGAATTAACGTAAGAAGACTTTTCATCACTCTACAAAAGGCTATTACAAGCGCTTCAAACTCACTTCTTTTCGAGTTTAATGATGAATTCACAAGAGCTCAGTTTAGAAATCTTGTAGAACCTTTTCTTCGTGATGTTCAAGGCAGAAGAGGCATCACAGATTTCAAGGTAGTGTGTGATGAAACAAATAATACTGCTGAAGTAATTGACACAAACAGATTTGTTGGTGATATTTACATTAAACCAGCAAGAGCGATTAACTTTATTCGATTGAACTTCATTGCTGTGAGAACTGGTGTAGAGTTTACTGAAATTGTCGGCCAGTAA